AGCCAAACAGCTTGCTTCTTTGATAGCTGAATTACGTCCTTTAGTCCAATCTTTAGGTGATGCTACTGTAGTAGTTCCCCTAATCAAAGAATATATGGAAATAAGCGTTAAAAATGATGATCAATTAATTAAGATGGCTGCTATTGTCCAACGTTTATCAACAGGAGCAGCTTCAAATGGAGATGGTGGTTTATTAACAGAAGAAGAAATGGATCAATTAATGGATGTAGCTGAAGAAATAGCAAAAACAGTTGAAAATCCTAAAGAAATAGAAGCACCAAAAAAAATAGAAAATAATGGCAGCAACTAATCAATTCGATCAAGGTACTCAAGGAACATCTGGAACAGGCCAGTTTATAGCTGTTAAAGTAAAAGATGTTATTTATGATTTAAGCCACCCAAGAGCAGAAGGGTTAGGAGGATGGGATGCTTTAGGTACTATTATGTATATTAAATTATCCGAATTAGTAAATAATCCTGAACTTGAACATCCTGAAAAAGGTATGAAATCTAAAGACATGGATGTAGCAAAACCTTTTTATGCTAATCAAAAATATTATCCATTAATAAACGAAATAGTTTTAATATTTTCTTCAACAGGTAAATCAATAATAAAATCTACACGAGATACTTATTATATATCTAACGTAAATATATGGAACCATCCCCACCATAATGCTCTTCCTCAAATAAAAAAATATAAAGATGAACAAGAAACAAAAGGAGATTACATAAAAGCAACAGGAGGATTAGTAAGACAGGTTACAGACGGACAAACAGATATAAAATTAGGAGAATATTTTAGTGAACAATTAAACACAAAACCTCTTTTACCTTATGAAGGAGACTATATAATAGAAGGTAGATTTGGAAATTCAATAAGGTTTGGATCTACTGTTATAAGTAATAATATTCCAGATGAAAATAAACCAAATTGGTCTAGCACAGGAAATTTAGGAGATCCTATAACAATAATCCGTAATGGACAGTCAGACGAATTAGATGATAAAGGGTGGGTACCTACTATAGAAAATATAAATAGAGATGCTTCTTCTATATATTTAACTTCAAATCAACTTATAGATAATCTTATAATATCTTCAACTAATTTTAAATCTTGGGGAGCAAAATTAGAAGTACCAAAAGACCCAATAGAAGAATTAGTAAACCCAACAGTTGAACCTGTGAAAGAAGAAGAATCTTCTGTAACTTCAGACCAAATTGATGATGCTTTACAACCAGATGATGAAGAAGGAAACGAACCAGATAAATCTGCTCAAGCACAAGAAGAAGTAAATCAAATAGATGATACAACTACAACACCTCCAAAAGTTGAAGAAGAAGATGACGAATTATCTATTTATGATGAATTACTTGAAAGTGGAGATTATGATGAGGAGGACTTTGACTCAGAAATTGAACCAAACACAGACTTTAATGAAATAACAGCAACTACAGTTATAGTATTAAATAACAATTATTCATCAACAGAAAATATACCAGCATATTCAGGAGACCATGTACCAACAGCTTCTTCTTTTAGATCAAACGGTCAATTAGATGTTAATATGATGATAGGAAATAATTTTAAATTAAAACATTTTATAAAATCATCAACAGCAGATAAAAACGGATATAATAACATGCCAGGAGTTGATGAAGGTTATAAGTCTGAATGGTCTGAAGAATATATCATGAGAAATTTAATAAATTTAGCTGAAAATTGTGTAGATTTAATTTACGTAAAATTTCCTAATATGAATATAACTTCAGGATATAGAGCTAAACAGTTAAATGATGCTGTAGGATCTACAGATAGTTCTCATCACCCAAAAGGATGTGCTGTAGATTTTCAAGTTCCTAATACACGTGCTTCTGTTGTGTTTAATTGGTGTATTGGTAATTTACCTACATGGGCTCAAATATTATGGGAATTTCCAGAAAAAGAATCTAAACCAGGTAGAGGTGCTTGGGTACATTTAGCTTATCAAGCAGGTAGAAATAAAAAGAAAAATACATTAGCTTCTTCAAGAAAAAGTATCCACCAAGCATATAAAGATTCAAATCCAGACTATAGTTGGAGTGGAAGAACTTATGGACATTATATAAAATCAGCAAATCAATCTTTCGTATAAAATAAAAAAATGGCAGAAACACCTATATCACCAAATGAATATCAAGGAAAACAAGTAATAATAAATTCAGATAGATTATTATTTAATGCTAAAACGGATAATATACTTTTATATTCCTCTCAAAATATATCATTTTCATGTAATGGAAATATACACTTTGATAGTGTAGATGAAGGAAGTCAAATGGTAGTAAATACAGAAAACATTTATTTAGGATTAGATGGAGATAAATTTGCTCATGAACCTGCGGTATTAGGAAACCAAAATGAAAAATGGCTAACAGATTTAATAACAGCTATAGAAGATTTACTTTTTATTTTGGGAGAAGGAGGGACTTATACTTTAATAACAACTTTACCTGGAGCCCCAACAGCTCCTAATCCAGCAAACTCAGGAATTTTAGCACAAGTTAAAACAAAATTAGGAACACTTAAAACAACTATTAAAGATATAAAAAGTGAAAGAGTTAAAGTAGTATAAAATGTCAACAGCAATAAGAAATATAATATCAAGACAGTCGGGAGCTATCGATAGAGTAAAAGAAAGAGTTAGAGAAGAGGGTCAAAAAGGAGTAGGAAAGTTAAAATCAAAACTTCCTACAAAAGAAACTATTGAAGATAGATTCACTAAAAATATATGTAGTAAAGCTACTATAGATAAATGTGTAAAAAATTATGAAAAATACTCAGGTAAAATAAAAAATATTCAAAAAATTGTAGAAGCTTCTAAAAAAAATTTAGAAAACCTTCAATCAAAATGTCAAAAGATATTAGAAATACTAGGTAAAGTAACAATAATACTAGCAACATTTGATGTTATAATAAGTATACTAAATAAAGTAATAGCAGTAGTAAAAGCACTCTTAAATGGGGTAGGGATGATTCCTGGACAATTTTCATTTCCCGCAGGACCTTTAATAAAAGCAGATAAAGCAGCAGATGTAGCTAAAGGGAAAATAATGCAATATAAAAATGCAGTAAAAGTTTATTCAAAATCAATAAATAGACCCATGGATGCTGTTAAAAAAGTTATGGAAATATTAGTAAAAGCAATATTAGCTATAGGAGCACTTTCTATGTTAATTAATTTTCTAATTCAGTTTTTAGAAACTTTATTTTTAATGTTATTAAATAAATGCTCGGTATCAAACCCAGGAGGAGACGATCCTGGTAGTACTGGGAATAACCAAACACAAAATGTTATACCTTCAGGAGGTGATGGAGCAGGGGTAACCCCGGAAGAATATTTAGCAAGTATAGGATATCCTGGATATACAATGGAAGAATACGAATCATCAAATATAGACCCAACAGATTATAAAGCTAGTTTAGATTTTTTACATGAACAAATTATTAAAAATTTAAAACTTCAAGGTCAAGAAGAAATAATAGAAAAAATTCATGATGCAAAATTTGAACAAATAGGATATAGAAGATATAAATCAATAAACTTAGAATTACCAGCATCTGTAGATGATGAAGAAATTAGTTCAGATAAATTTAACAAAAAAGAATATTAATATATTTATAACAAACAACAATTAAAACATGAAAGCAAAAACCTTTGAAAACTTAATTAGAAAAATAGTTAGGGAAGAAATTGATTATGCGTTACGTAGAGAAATTAAATCACTTAAAGAAGACTTACGTGATGAATTAAAACCAACTATTGTAGAACACAAAGAAAGAATGGTAGAAGTTCCTGAAACAGCTAAAAATTCTTTAAAAGAAAAGATAATGGGTAAAGCACCCTTTAAAAAACAAAACTTTACAAGCAACCAAGCTTTAAATGATCTTTTAAACGAAACAGCTCAAGGAGATACAAATTTAGAAACAACAATGAGAGTAACAGGCAACCCTTTAGAATCTAAAGAAGTACTACCTACAGAAGCAATGCCCGCTCCTGTACAAAAAGTTGTAAATAGAGATTATAGGAGTTTAATGCAAGCAATAGAAAAAAAGAAAGGAAGATAATAAATGGTAAATCAAATAGATAGATATATTAATATTAATCCTGTAGATCTTAATGAAGAAGCAGCTATAGGAGTAACTTTACCTTTTAATAGTGACTCAGTATTTAATCAATCATTTACAACTAAAGAAGCAGTAAAATCAAACTTAATTAATGTATTATTAACCTTCCCTGGAGAAAGAGTTTTTGAACCTGAATTTGGGGTAGGCTTAAAAAGACTTATATTTGAACAAAACATAGATGAAGAAAGTTTAAAATCCAATATTAATGATCAAGTAGGAATGTATATCCCTGAAATAGAAATAGAAGATATAGATATAAAAATGGTACCAGACGAAAACACATTATATATAAGATTAACTTATAAATTTATATTAGATGAAACTTATGATTCTATACAACTTAATTTTAAATAATGGCATATTCAAAAACATCAAATAAAACTCAAGATAAAGATATAAAATATTTAAGTAAAGACTTTAATAATTTTAGAGATCAATTAATGGATTTTGCTCAAGTCTATTTTCCTAATACTTTTAATGATTTTAGTGAAGGATCTCCAGGAATGATGTTTTTAGAAATGGCAGCCTATGTAGGAGATATATTATCTTTTTACACAGATACTCAATTAAAAGAAACTTTTTTAGCATTAGCCCAAGAAAAAGAAAATTTATATAATATAGCATATTCTTTAGGATATAGACCTAAAGTAACAACAACATCAACTTGTGTTTTAGATATATATCAATTAGTCCCTTCAAAATTAGATGGAACGTCATATAAACCTGATTTTAATTACGCTTTAAAAGTAGAATCAGGAGCAATAGTAAAATCAACAGAAGGAACAAAATTTAGATCAGAAACAAGAGTAGATTTTGATTATTCATCTTCATTTGACCCTACAGAAATAAACATTTATCAATTAGATTCAAATAATAATCCTCAATATTACTTATTAAAGAAAAAAGTAAGATCAATAGCAGCAGAACCAAAACAAAAAGCCTTTTCAGTAGGAACAGCTCAAAAATATTTAACTTTAGATGTACAAGATGCAGATATAATAGGAGTAGAAAAAGTAGAAGACCAAGATGGAAATATATATTATGAAGTTCCTTATATGGCACAAGATACAATATATGAAGATGTTGAAAACACAGGAGCTAATGATCCTGAATTAGAAGCATATAATAATCAAACACCATACCTTTTAAGATTAAAAAGAGTACCAAGAAGATTCGTAACAAGATTTTTAGAAAACGGAACTCTACAACTACAATTTGGAGCAGGAATATCTGATAAATCAGATGAACAAGTAATTCCTAATCCCGATAATATAGGTTTAGGACTTAAAGATGGAAGAAGTAAATTAGATATAGCGTGGGATCCATCAAACTTTTTATTTACAAAAACTTATGGAATACCCCCTTCAAACACAACATTAACTGTTAATTATCTAAAAGGAGGAGGATTACAAGCTAATGTAGGAGCTAATACTATAAATAAAATAGAAACTTTAACAATAACTAATAATCCTAACT